TCAGAGAGTGAACGCAGAAGGGTGTTCCAATCTAACAGTGATGATCCAATATCTTGCTTAGGCACTGGTCATTGTCATGATGATGACGAACTAGTGTTAAGTGAGCGAGATGAAGCTGTGATGAAGGTCTATCCGGACTGCGTACATTATGTATGGGGTAGCAAAGGTAGCGCCTTATACACAATGAGTGTGTCTGACACAGAGTGTACTTTCCATTTGTGGAAGGAAGAAACGATCCCTTTAACATCAAGCGCAAAAATTGAGTATCATAATCAGAGGCGTAGACATAGTAGTGTCGCGTTCGCTCACCCTGAGGATATAATCATCCAGAGCAATAGTTTGAGCTCAATGTTGCATGTTGATCGTACTACCACCATAAGTGTAAAGATGGATTCTAAACGCAAGGAAATCGCTCAAGTTCTTAGTGATTGCCCTGAGGAATGTAGACCCATTAGATGGGCTAGTAGCAATTGGAATGCTCAGAACGCTTGCATCACCAGGTTTGCCACCGCACCAGTGTTAGTTAGAAACCAGACGATAGTGAACTGGTTTACGTACTTAATATTCGCAGATGACTTCTTTGATGGATTTGAAGAGGTAGAGAGTAAAGGGTTCTGGCATTGGTGTGAAAGATTCCCTAGCAATAGAATGAGGACATTCATTCGTGTCAAATTTGGAAATTTGAAGGAAGCTCTGGAATCTTTTTGTGATTGGAAAGGCTGTAGCTTGTTAGATTTAAACATGGATTACTGGGAAGATATGTTTAAGTTCAGTAGGAGGGAATCAATAGATGACTACGATGATAGGCCTGTCAATTACAAGATAATGGCAAAACACGATGAGTACACAGTTGGTGCCAAGACTGCTAAAGGTCCTCGGCCTGTGTGTATCCCCGCTACCCATTACTTGGTGAGGCTTGGACCTTGGTGCTTGGCAATAGGCGAAGAAATGAAGAGGGTTTGGAATGCTAACTCTCGAATAGTCTATACAGCCGGCATGACCTTAGATCAGATTTCTGACATTCTTAAACAACATGAGCTGTGGTATTGTGGTGACTTCTCTGGTTATGATGCTAGTATACAGTGGTTTGGTATAGCCACTCAATTATACTTTGCCAAGAGATTAGTCAAAGATGAAGCGGCGAGAAAGTTGTTTGATAAAACGATGGAGTCTCGAATTCGCACTTTGTATTGGAAATATACAACTGTAGGTAAGATGAAGTCCGGTCATCCTGGCACATCTTGTCTTAACACTATTCTAACTGCATGGATCTTTTATCTGGCGTGCAGGTTTGCAGGTATCACTGACTTTAAGTTACTAGTAAGTGGTGATGATACAGCAATAGCTATGAACCCTGAGTCGTTCATGCGATTTGAACAAGAATTGATGTTGATTTGCAACTCAATAGGTTTGAACATTAAGGGTAGTGTTAAAGACATTAGTATGGTAGACTATAACTCACAAGTTATGTATCCAGTTAAAGGTCCTCAAGAATGGATGCTTGGTCCCAAGATCATTAGGGGATCTAAAAGGCTAGTGTATAGCTTAGATAGCCCTTGTGAGTTTAAAAATCACGTACAAAGTCTCGCCTTAGCAGAAAGCCTCAACCTCAATTATGTACCTGTGCTTCGAGACAGTTTAAGAAAGATAATTGAGCAATACGGCATAGCAAAACAAGTTGACCCATGGTTAGCTCGTAGGATCAAACATAGGAAGGAAGCTTCACGTGTTTACGAGTTAGATGAAGATCGATGGCGATGGGTCAGTGCTAACAGGTTTTGTGTGGTCGTTAAAGATTGGGGGGATGTCGAGTTCATTAAAATTGAAGAGCTCGAAAATGACGCCATGCCGGATGTATATAAGTATGGTCCGGATGAGTGCTATGACATCATTCTGCCTTAACCGTTGGTGCTAAACACCAACCTTGCGCCCTTCGGGGCCAAATTTATACTGTTAAATAAACAAATGACCGACGGCGTCACCACTGGTAGTGGTGCCGAAAAAATCTGTTGATCCTACAGACCGTCCAGAGGTGAACTCTGCAGGTCGGGGGTAACGGTCTCTGACCCCCACAGTACTGGAG